TTATGTTCCCGAAGGCACAGACGTGAAGGCAGGAGATCACATCGAATTCGATGGAGAGACCTATGACATCAACGGCGAGCCTCGCAATTGGACAGGACCGTCAAGGACTTCCCACATTCAGCTCAACCTCACCAGATGGGAGGGCTGATATATGGCACTCCAGCGCATCCAGTGGAACAATCCCGGCTTTAAGGAAGTTCTTCACTCTTCTGGTGTGCAGTCGATGCTTCGAGACGAAGCGCAGCAGATAGCTGATCGCGCGTCTGCACAGGTATCGGATGGCGAAGGCTTTAGGGCTCGTGTAGTCAATGCGGGCTCTCGATATATCGGAATCGTAGGCACTACGGACCATGCGTCAGTGGTTGCCGAGTCCGAGAACAAAGTTTTATCAAGGAGTGTGGTCCCTCATGCCTAATACTTACGAGATTACTCGCTCAATCGATATTGAGGACGCAGTTCGCTCCGCACTGTCGGAAAAGTTCGATGTTTATTGTCGGCCTCTTCCTGCGAAGTTCAAACTCCCGTCCCTGTTGGTGCAGACTGTCGGAGGCGTAGAGAACAATACCATCGACAATGTGGATATTAGTCTCGATGCCAGGGCGAAGGACGAAGGCTCAGCTTATGAGCTTCTGCGAAATGCTATTGCCTTCTTGAAGGTAATCGCTAAAGAACAAACTACACCGATACGCCATGTGTCGGTTAATGCGTCAGGTTCGTGGGGGAGTGATCCCGTAAGGCCTGACCTTGCTTTATGCACGGCAAGGCTTACAGTCACCGTGCATCAGGAAAAAACAACTATTTAATCGGAGGTAAACAGATATGTCAGCTAATGATGTAATGCTCGGCGCAGGCCTTGCGACGGGTATGTTTTACACTGCTCCTGAGAACACTTCACTCCCTACATATCCCGGCGCTTCTCTGTCCAGTTGGACAAAGGTCGGTGATGTAACAGAGGAAGGCATCACATGGAGCCCTAAGAGAGATTTTACGCCCCTCAAGAACTGGGCAGGCAAGATCAAGAGACAGCTCCCCGGTACAGATCCGCAGACCATCAAGGTCCCGATCATGGACACAACAAAGGATGTCTTCGAGACGATCTTCGGTTCTGATAAGGTTACTGCTGCTGCTGCTACAAGCGCACACGGCAACCTGCTCACAATCGATACAAGCAACCTCGACGCTCCCGGAGGAGCTGCGTTCCTCTTCATTATGAAGGACGGCGACAGACTCTCTATGTTCGGTACAGAGAGCGGATTCATCAGCGGACTTGACGATGTATCGTTCAAGCCTAACGAAGCAGTCACATGGACAGCAACGATCTCCACAGATGCGTGGGTATTCGTTACTGACGATGGTGAGATTGAGTCCTAATCATTAAAGGAGACATAAAAATGGCTGAAGTAAAGATCAAGAAGAACAGAGTTGAAGTCCTCAAGGTTTCTATTGAGGATAAGTCATATTCCATCCCGCTTATTGGAAGCATGAAGCTCAAGAGGATACGCGAGCTTAAAGAGTGCAAGACAGACGAACAGCTTGTGAGCTTTTTATCAGAATACATTCCGACGGAAGTGCTCGAAGAGTTCACATCAGCTGACTTGAACCAGCTCGTGACCGCTTGGCGTGATGCCAGCACAGAAGCTCAGGGCGCAAAAGTGGGGGAATCCTCGGCCTCGTCGATTTCATAAGTGAACATCACGAGGCTATCGAATCAGACTTGATCACTTCAGCCAGTGTCGAGTTGGACGACATAGGAAGCGCCCTGTCATGGGGCGCTTTCTTGTCGTTTATACGACACTTGCCCGTTGAATCGGCTACATATCAGGAATTACACCCTGAGGTCAAAGAGTGGTCAGGTTCATTTAAGACGAATTTAATACTCGCCGACATTTACGATGTCTTGAGCCAGATAAACGCGAACTTATGCGGAGGCTTCTCAAGGCGCAGACCTCAGCGAGTAAAGCCCTATCCGAGACCGTGGATAAAAGAACGAGTTATCGGCAAGGGTGCTCTTCCTGCTTCCGAGTTGGAAGAGTGGATAGAAAAAGCAAGGAGACGCGAAAATGGCTGATACTATGGAGCTCGCAAGAGCGTATATCACGATAGTCCCTTCGATGGAAGGATCTCGTCAGACCATAACCGAAGAACTCGGTGGCGCTGCTGACGAAGCTGGTAGTGCTGCGGGTTCGCGCGCAGGTTCGGCGTTCTCAAGCGCACTCGGAGCAGCAGCCAGAGTTGGAGCTGCTGCCGTCAGTGCTGCTGCCACAGGTGTCGCTGCGCTCACGACGCAGGCTGTTAATGCCTATTCTGATTATGAACAGCTGACAGGTGGTATCGAGACGCTTTACGGCGACGCATCGGCTCAGATGATGCAGTACGCTGCCGAAGCAGCCACATCGACAGGACAGTCCATGAATGAGTTCATGGAGTCCGCGATCTCCACATCCGCTGCGATGATCGCAGCAGTCGAGGGAGACCAGGCGAGAGCTGCGGAGCTGACTAATCAGTCCATGATCGACATGGCTGACAATGCCAACAAGCTCGGCACTGACATGGAAGCCATCCAGAACGCCTATCGAGGCTTCTCGCGTGGTAACTTTACCATGCTGGATAACTTGGCTCTCGGATATGCTGGAACTCGTGAGGGTATGCAGCAGCTCCTCGCTGACGCTCAGGCTATCAGCGGAGTGGAGTACAACATCGACTCGTATGCCGACATCGTTGAGGCCATCCATACAGTCCAGGAAGAAATGGGCATCGCCGGAACGACTTCGAGAGAAGCAAGCGAGACCATCCAGGGCTCCATCGGTGCCCTCAGTGCATCATGGCAGAATTTAATCACAGGTATCGCTGATCCTAACGCAGATCTCGGGGCACTCATCGACGAGGTTATCGCTAACGCCGAGACCGCTTTGATGAACATTATGCCCGTAATTGAACGAGCTCTCACGGGTATCGGCGAGGCTCTGGTCGCTATCGCACCAATCATCGCATCACGACTCCCGGAATTGATCGCAAACCTGCTGCCTCCGCTCCTTACTGCGGCAATGTCCATAGTACAAGGTCTGGCAGAAGGTCTCATATCGTGTTTACCAGCCCTGGCACCAGTTGCGGCAGATATGATAGTACAATTTGCATTATTTGTGGTAGAGTCGCTACCATCTCTTGTAACATCGGCGATCGAAATTATATTAGCCATTGTGCGAGGCATCACTGATGCCCTTCCTGAGCTCATCCCTGCGGCCGTGAGCGCGGTCACAGAGATATGTCGAGCTTTGACGGAGCCTGATACGCTGGTTCAGCTCCTTGAGGCGAGCTTGCAGCTCATGTTGGCTCTGGCTGACGGACTGATCGCCGCCATTCCTGATCTGCTTGCAGCACTTCCTGAAATTTTGAGCAATTTGGTGCAGAGTCTCCTCGAATGGGGACCGATACTGGTTGACACGGCGATGAGCTGGGGTGCCGATTTAATATCGGGCCTCGTTGACGGTATTCTCGGGGGCATTAGTTATGTCGAGGATGCAGTCGGCTCAGTGGCTCAGTCGATCCGAGATTTTATAGGATTCTCAGAGCCAGAGCGCGGACCGCTGTCCAACTTCCACACATTCATGCCTGATATGTACGACTTGCTCGAGGAAGGTATCGAGGAAGGTGCTCCTGAGTTCAACGCAACTCTGAACCGTTCGCTCTCCATGCCTGGCTTGATGTCGCCTGACATAAGCGACGGCTATGTATCAGCATACGCGAACGGCGACTCGGGCAATTGGATCTTCCCGGTATATATCGGAGGCGAGAACATGGGCACGGCAATACTCACAGCACAGCAAAGAGAAACTTACAGACGCGGAGGTTGATATGGGAGTTATTCAGTTGACTATAAATGACTACACACTGGAGCTCACGGATGACAAATACTCCGAAAGCTACTCCGCCGTTGATACGGTCAATAAGTCGGAGGCGGGCACCACGCTGAGAGCTGTTGTCCGCACTGGCATACCCACTCTGTCGGTGTCGTATAAGTGCATCGATAGTGAGAAGGCACTGCTTGACTATCTGAATAAGCAGTCAAGCCTTACGGCTACCAGATGGAGCGAGGAAGACAGCGGAGCTGACATCGAGTGGACCTGCTACATGAGCAACTACTCCGCCGACCTGATCGTGGACGGCGAGAATCACCGCTTTTATAAAGTTTCATTCAAATTGAACGACTTGGAGAACTGATATGTACCCGACAACGAACGACTATCAAACAGCTATCGTGAAGAACGCGAGAGCTCACAGGCTGACTGGCACAGTTGCAGGGCAGACCTTCACAGGCTCCAATGTCATCGAGGGCTCATTCGTTGTCAGGAATCAGATCTGTCCCGCTACGGCCATAGAGCTCGGCGGTGTGTATATCGGCGAGCTGGATCTGACTTTTACGGGAGCCTTCGCGACCTCTTTGGGTATTAGAGGCTCATGGCGCGGAGTCCAGATCAGAGCTTCCGTCGGTGTGGAGATAGACGAGGACACTTTTGAGGATGTCCCTGTCGGTGTTTACACCGTCGAGAGCGCCACATGGGTAGATAAGGGACTCCAGATCGTCGCCTATGACAATATGGGGAAGTTTGACACTGCTTTACCGATGACACAGACATCGGGCAAGCTGTATGACTTCCTTCTCTATACTTGCGAGCAGTGCGGTGTTACTTTAGGAATGACTAAAGCACAAGTCGAGGCGCTCCCTAATGGAACGGAGATCCTCGGCGTATATCCAGGAAGCGCGATGCAGACCTTCCGTGATATGCTCTCACAGCTTGCTACAATGGCTTGCAGCTTCGCTACGATGACGCGAGACGGTAAGCTGGTATTGAGACAGTTACCAGATGCCGATGCTGAGGCAAGCGAGATCAAGGCCAATATGCGATACAGCACAGCCTTCTGTGATTATGAGTCGTTCTACTCAGGGCTCGAAGTCGAGAACATGAGAGACGACCTCGACGGAGCATCTAACCGCTACTACAACGATAATGTCGGCGGTCTGATGCTCTCTATAGGCCCGAATCCGTTCTTACAGTACGGAACTGAGGAAGTTGTCACTCGTATGCGCCAAGCGATAATAGACGCATTAGAGGGCTTTAGAGCAACGCCTTTTGACGCGACCATACTTCCTAACCCTGCTTACGATCTGGGAGACATGATCGAGTTCACAGGCGGAATTGGTCAGGGCTCTTTAGGCGTTGTTATGTCGCTGGTCTATACAGTGAATAAGACAGTGCTCGAAGGCTACGGCGAGAATCCGACTGCTGCGGGTGTCACTTCCATGATCCAGAAGGAAGTCGAAGCCCAGGCAAGGTCTAAGGCTGACGAGATAGTCATCCACACTTATACGAATGTCGATGACTATGAGCTGGATAATCACAGCCGTGAGCCCGTTGTCGGCATAGACTTCGCAACAGTAAAGCCGTGTATCGTTACAATGCAACACGAGATCAACCTCGATTTAGATGTAACGGACGACACGGCAACAGTTACGGCTTACTACTACTTAAATGACGAACTGCAAAGCTATCAGCCCGTTGGAACTTTCAGCGAGGACGGCAAACATATCATTCCGTTGATGTACTTTCTTAACACGTTGGTAGGCGGTCAAGCCTACGAGTGGAGGGTAGAGTTACAAATTGACGGAGGCTCTGGAACTATTGACCGTGGAGATGTACACGCATGGCTACAAGGTCAGGGACTTGTTGCTCTTGACGAGTTCGCAGGAACTATCCACGTTGAGGACGTTTACGAGCCTATCATTCTAACGAGAGAGATCGCTTCGATAGTCGATACAGTTTCCGAGCTTACTATCGCAGACTACAATGTCAAGGTAGAGACGTTGCAGGACTTGTGGAACGTTCTCGGCATAGGTCAAAAAGACCTTGCGACATTGTACGACCAAAACGTGTCCGTTGCTTTCGCTTACGTTGTTTATGCGTTGGTTACTGATGACGGCTATGCGTTCGTAACTGATGACGGATATACACTTACTAATTCAGACGGAGGTTATCACTAATGCCAGTTATACCTACACCAGAACAAGGAAAACAGATTACAGACTACACCGCAGGAGTGTTTGACGGAGCGAGTCTTTTGTATCAGTCAAAAGGCGGTACGGGTTACAAGGTGAGCGGTGATGATGTTGCAGGTTATGTCGTAGCGGATAAGGTTTATCCCTCTATTGGTAACTACTCGATTATCGAGGGCATAGGTAAGCCTCTGACGGGTACGTTGACCGCAGGAACTACGAGCCTTACTCTGTCTGACGTGTCTATTGATAGCAACACGGACGTTTTGAACGTGATGACGAGTCCGCTTGTTTGGTATAACGACATCACAGTCACTACGGGCAGTATTACTCTAACTTTTGACGCTCAAGCCTCTGACGTTGGTGTAAAGGTGGTGATTAGATAATGAACTATATTACAACACACCAAAAGCCCCCGCTCTCGTTTCCGAGTGTGTCGGGTGCTATCTGCACTTTTAATAGTCAGTATGCTGGTTTACCGCTTAAATCTCACTCCGTTGCGGTCGTTGGTACGCAGTCGGGTTCAGGCACTCCGAGTCCGAGTAATCCGAGGGCTTTGAATGGGTGGGACTCGTTGTATATAAGGAACACTCAAAAAAATGCGTTTGATGCGTCATTGGTACAAAATATCGCTACCGAGGGCAATTATACGGGCGGTGGTTATCGTTCAAAGCCTATTTGGTTGACACCTAACACCAAATATACAGTTTCCTTTAATTCGGGCGTATCTTCGAGCAGTCCTATTTTGCTTATTAACAATACACAAGCAGTTAATAGTTCGGGATATTTGGATTTAAGAAACTCAAGCGGTTCAAAGACTTTCACAACGGACGCAAACGGCTGTTTGTATATAGGTGCTTATGCTTCAGATGATAATACAATCAACGCACGAATTAACGCAAGTAATATACAAGTTGAATTAGGTGAAACCGCTACAACCTACGAGGCATACAACGGCACAACCGCAACTATCCCTTTCGGCTCTACCATCTACGGCGGAAACTATGATGCGGTTAGTGGAGTGTTGACGGTTACGCATGGCTTTGCTACATTTGACGGAAGTGCAGATGAGAATTGGACTAATGTTTTAGGTGCATTTAATATTATTATTGATGAGGCTAAACAAATTCAAACACCAATGTGTAATTTGTTTAATGCTGTTGCTTCAAGAGCACTTGGTTTTTTGAATGATTTAGAATGTGCTTTTGCTAATGTAGGAGCAAAAAATCTAAATTTTAAATACTCAAGTGTGGCTGACTTGACGGCATGGAAAAGCTTTTTATCAGCTAACAATGTGCAAGTTTGCTACGAATTAGCCACACCACAAACAATACAGTTATCACCCGTCCGTGTAGAAACACAATTAGTGAACAACATCTTTGCGGACACGGGCGACACGACATTACAGTATATAAAACTTGGTTAAGGGAGGAGAACATGAAAGAATTATTCAATTTTATATATAACTTTTTCTGCACTTCTCCGCTTTTGGGTGCGATTTGTTTAGTCAGTTTGATGTGGGGAATAGCCTTTATGCTTGTGCCTATCTTACAAATAGTTGAATATCACTCCGATTGCAAAAAGTACGGCAAAGATAGAGCATACGAAATTCATCGGAGAATGTGAATTAAAGAGGAGGCATTATGATTTATCACGACAGTTTCAAAGCAAACAAGACGCACGAACTCAAGAGACTCCACGGCAAGTGCAGACTTGAACTACTCGACAACGGTAAGGTTATCAAGTCAGTCGAGCATGACAACACAGTTACCCCGTGGGTAAGCAACGCAATTAACAAGGGTAACTTCTTCGACACTATCCCGAATAACAAGGAGTTTCCTCTGACGAATTGGTTTAGCGGTGTAATGCTACTTTCCAAGCAAGGAGACGCAACGCAGAGCATGATCCCGACAGACGCAAGGGTTATCGCTTGTGCGAATAACGTCTCTGGCTCTGACTCAACGGACTTGAGGCGAGGCAACTACAACCCCGACTCCTCAAGTGTCCTGCTTGATGATGACGGACGAGTAAACGGCTTTAAGTTTGTATGGTATTGGAGCGACACACGAGGCAACTGCATAGCGGACGAGTATATCAAAGCGGTGTGTCTGACACGTCCAACCCTTGCCGTTGGCCGCTATGAGGATTCCATGCCTCCTGACGGAGCTTTGAACGAATTACTCGCTACGCTGACAGTCGGAGAGACACTTGCCTCATGTCAGATTATTGACTACGAGAACGAGTGTGCTTATGCGGTCAGCTTTGCAAATAGCAAGTTTGTAGTTAGGAAGTATCAGCTCGACACAAAGCAGTTCCATATCTGCGGAGTGTTCAACAGTTCCAACGTGTTTGATGTAACGAGAATGATAGCAGAGCGAGACGACCTCACACCAAGCCCGGCTCTGTCGAGCATAGATTCAAGGTGGTGTTCGCTTTCATTCTTAAATGGTGTTATCCATGTCGTTACATGGACAAACGGAACGACTAACCTCGTAGATTATGCGATAGACGTGACGGACGCAGACTCCGACAACTGGACTATCACGGGAACGTCACACACCTACTCACTTGACACGAATGTAACCATTATGGAGAACGAGCCTCATAACTATCAGCCTATCGGCAAGGACTTCGTTCTTCACACTGGCTCTTATATCTATCTGCTCGGTACGGATAACAAGATTTACAAGTGTTCTACAAGTTCAGACGCAGACGTTACCGACTATGCGTGTCCGACTGACTTCAACAAGCCTGATATGTTTAGTGCTACGAGGTCAGGTTGTTGGATAAAGTACGCTAACGGAGACGTTCAGAAGTTCACTGTCACGGGTGAGAACGGCTCGACAACTCCACGTTCCATGCTTTACCACAATAGCGAGTATAAGGCTTGTCTGACTAACTTCCCGACTGACATGAGCCTCGTGGGTGTAAATGAGACGGGTTACGGCACAATGCTGCTTACTGACAGAGCCAACGGACAAAACCGCATACACGTTTACGCTCCGTATGGATATATTGCGACTGTATGGAACGACACGGACGGGGGAGGCACTGCGGATCAGTGGCAAAAGACCGCAGGGCTTACCATGCGAGTCATTTATGAGATTACAGAGGAAGAGCCTACTCCGTAAGAAGGTGAGACCATGAACGATATTTTATTGACGGGGGCGGTTACTATTGTGACCGCCTCTGCTTTATGGGACTTTGTGAAGTTCATAATCAACCGCTCTGATAAGCAGAGGACTACGAACGGCGATCTAAAGAACGCCATCGAAGCTCTGGCTGATAAGGTGGACAGGAATCAGGCTATATTAGCCAGGACACATATACTCCGCTTTGATGATGAGCTCTTAAACGACATCCACCACAGCAAAGAGTATTTCAGTCAGCAGCTCCAGGACATCGACACTTACGAGTCCTACTGTAAGAGCCATCCCGACTTTAAGAACAACTATGCTGAGGCGGCTATAACGCACATCAAATCAACATATCAAAAACTACTGGAGGATCATCGAATATGAGTAATAAAGCATACGACACATTAAAGAACATCGCTCTCATCGCTACACCCGTGCTCGCGTTCCTGGCATCGCTCGTGAATATCTGGAATATTCCATACGGCGCAGAGCTCGTCGCTACATTCACGGCTATTGATACGCTCCTGGGCGCTCTCGTAGTGGCTCTCAAGATCAACTACGATAAGAAGGTGGAAGCATGAGCGCCATCGAGTCGGCCTGCACATGGGCCGTCAATATCGCGAACGATAACTCTCACGGTTATGACCAGCTTCATAGACAAGGCCCCGACTACGACTGCTCCAGCTTGACGATCAACGCATGGGAGCAGGCGGGTGTCAAGGTCAAGGAAGCAGGCGCGACATATACAGGCAACATGAGAGCCGCTTTCGTTAAATGTGGCTTTAAGGCCATCAAGTATGTTAAGGGTATGGAACTCAAACGCGGTGATGTAGTTCTCAACGAGAAGCATCACGTCCTCATGTATCTCGGAAGCGGCAAGATGGTCCAGGCATCCAGCTCCGAGACAGGTGGCATCACCGGGGAGACTGGCGATCAGACAGGCCGTGAGATATATGTCGGCAATTTCTATGAGTTCTCTAAAGGCTGGGACTACGTTCTCAGATACGATAAGCAGGAGGTAATAACAGTGACTATCACAATGCCACAGCTCCAGAAGGGCTCTAAGTGTCCCGAGGTTGGTACAGTTCAGACTTTACTTAACGCTCTCGGCTTCGTCGGTAAGAACGGCAAGAAGCTGACAGTCGATCATGACTTCGGAGCTAACGTCGAGTATGCAGTAAAGAACTTCCAGAAGTCGAAGGGCATCGGGCAGGACGGAATCGTCGGAGCCAAGACATGGCCCTTGCTTCTCTCGTCTGATTATTAAGGTGGTACGCGCGGCATATCTCCTTTCAGATAATAGATCATATTTGTAAACCTCTTACCATACGTCAAAAGATCAGATAATAATTCCACTTCGCCTCCCTTGCCGCGCGGGGAGGCTTTTTTATTTGCTCTTTTTGGGGACATTTTTGGGGACACTTTGTAGTTTCAGCGGTGGACAGCCCATCACGAAAAGTCCGCAAAGTGCGGAAAATAGGCGCTTTTTGTTTATGGGTGAACATACAGTGACGGGTTCGAGCCCCGTATGCTCCACCAACGCAAACCTCGTAATCTCAACGGTTACGAGGTTTTTTATTTTTCTTTGGGTGACACTTTGGGGACATTTTCGGAGAAAGTGAGGTCTATGATCTCCGCTGCTCTCCTGTCCTCGCCGTCAAGAATATGTCCATAAGTACCGAACGTGTCGAAGCTGACCGCATGGCCTACGATGTCCTTGATCATCTGCTCAGGCATTACGTTCTTCATAAGAGAGATAAACGTATGGCGCAGGGAGTAGGGAGTACCGGGAAGGTTACGCTCTTCTTTGAGCTTGAGCCAGTGCTTATATGCTGACTTCTGGATTCCTTGCGAGCCGTCAGGTGAGCAGAATATCCATTCCGTGTGAAGTTTGTGCGCCTCGTTCCTGGCTATCGTCTTTTCGAGTATGCCATGAGCGAGAGCTCCGATCGGGATAACTCGGCGCGCGTTCTCGTTCTTACCGTCCGTCACGAAGTTGCGCGAGTTGATGGCTCTGCGGACAGTTACATGGTCCTTATGCAGATCGGACACGCGAAGGCCGAGAGCCTCACCGGGCCTCATGCCTGTAATGGCAAGGAAGCAAAAATAAGAGTGGTACCAAAGCTCCGACGGCTCCATGAGACGGCGCACATCGTCAGCCTGGAGTATTTCCTTCTCATGCTTAGCATGACCTTGCGGGATATACAGCTCGCCTCTGGGAAGCTCACACTGATAGTCAGCATAACCGAACTTAATCACAGACATGATGATGCTGCGAATGTTAGTCAGTGTCTTATGGCTTAAAGGCTCTCCTGACTCGCTACGAGCGCCGTTAATGACGCTCTGCCAGTCGCGGAGTGTCATTTTGCACATCTTTTTAGTCGCGCATTTAGGGGCTATGTAGAGCCTTATATACTGCGCACACTGATAGTAGGATGCAGATGTCTCACCGCGTCGAGCTTTCAAGTCCTCGAGGTATTCACGACAGACGCGCTCCACAGTCTTATCACCAGAAGCCTCACCGTAATACCAGGCATCATATTTCTTCTGACACTCGCGCCTTCCTTTTGCTCCGGGGATAGAGCAGGAGAACGAATAGCGCCTTCCTTCGTGTCTGACTTGTATGCGCCATCTGGTGCCGTCCCATGTAGGTGTCATTCGTCATCCTCCTGCATAGATCTTAAATAATCAGCATAACTCTTCAAACGTTCCAGGCTCTTCTCATTGAGCC